CCCTGATTGGATTGTGGGCGATGGTGGGATCATCCCATCCATAGATCCAACTGACGATGAGGATGACGATTAAGCGATACTTGGTTATTTCGGATTTACAAATCCCATACCACCATGAAGTAGCAGTCAAGAATGTAATTAAGTTAGCCAAGCGAGAGAGGTTTGATAGTGTCCTTTGCGTTGGCGATGAAATCGATTTTCAAACAATTAGCCGATGGGCTGAAAAAACACCTTTGGCTTATCAACAAACTTTGGATGATGACCGCACAGCTACTCAAGAAATCCTTTGGGCTCTCACAGAGCACAGCAGAGAAGCTCATATTATCCGCAGTAATCATACTGATCGCTTATATAACACTCTCCTAAAAGTTCCGGGAATGATCTCACTTCCCGAATTGCAATATGCAAAGTTCATGGATTTTGAATCTATGGGCATTACTTTCCATAAACAATTCTACGAATTCGAAAAGGGCTGGATCTTGGCTCATGGCGATGAAGGCAACATGAATCCCAACGCTGGACAGACTGCCCTGAATCTTGCCAAGAAGGCAGGAAAGAGCGTGGTTTGTGGTCACACCCATAGGTTGGGTATGTCTGCCTACTCAGAGGGGCTCTACGGGGCTTACAGACCCCTTTACGGGGTTGAAACAGGCAACCTTATGAACAGGGCAAAAGCCTCCTATACTAAGGGCTTGGCTAACTGGCAAATGGGAATAGTTTTAATGGAATGGGATGGCAAGAATATGAGCGTGCAGATGATCCCAATTAACAAAGACGGCAGTTTCACAGCTCTTGGAAAGTCTTATGGGTCTTGAAACCGATTATCACGAACGCACGATTGATGACCATATCGATGATTTTGAGGATATTAGCGTTATCTAATCGTTATACAACACTCCGAAAGAAAATAACCAAGCGTCCTTGATCTAGGTCATACTTTATGCATCACCCACAAGATATGTGGAGGATATGTAAGGGAGCAACATGGATCTATATGGAGAACTTAGAGATTTTGGTTATCTCTGGTTATTAGGAATGACAGCTGCTGCAATTTGTTGGTGGCTAGTTTTAGAGATCAGAGATACCGCATTCCAGAATGGTTACTGGAAGGGTCGTGCGGATGGCTGGAATATGCACCGCAGAATGATTACCATTAAACAGCAGTCAGATGAAGTCTTTGATTATGACAAAAACTGAGCAGTTATTTGATGAGGTCATTACTACGATCCAACAGCGTGGAAGTGTCTACGGACATCCTTACTATAACCACAAACGAATTGCAGGTCTTTGGTCTGCATATCTCGATTTCCCTATCACACCACACCAGGCTGCATTATGTATGGCACTCGTCAAGGTTTCTCGGCTTAGTGAAACTCCAGACCACGAGGACAGCATTAAGGACTTCATTGCCTATGGGTCTGTCTATAAAACCGTGCTCGATGCAGTCAAAGATGAAAACTGGGAGGATTAATAATGGCATTTAATTTAGAAAACTACGAAACAGTTGAATCAAGATTGGAGAAGTGGCATGGACAATTCCCAGACAACAGAATCGAAACTGAACTTATTGAGGCATCAAACACTCGATTCATTGTATTTTGTAAATTATTCAAAACGGAAGCCGACCCAAAGCCGTGTGCGACTGGGCTTGCTTTTGAAATCATTTCGGATCGAGGTGTCAATGCTACTTCTGCGTTGGAGAATTGCGAAACTTCAGCGATTGGCAGAGCGCTTGCAAACGCAGGTTTTGCTGCTAAAGGCAAAAGAGCATCTAAGGAGGAAATGAGTAAAGTGGTTGCACCATCATCTTTTAAAGAGAAGCTGGAAAGCCGCCAAAATATGTATGGCAAGGCTGGATCAAAGTCAGCACAAATTGAAACAATACTAAGAGATAGTTTCGCAGCTGATAAAAAAGATCCTGAACCGGTTGCATGGTCTGTTGGTGATGTTGTCGCTGAGATTGGTGCATCAATACCGAATGAGCCACCTGCATGTCAGCATGGTCATACCTTAAAAGAGGGAATCAGCAAGGGCGGAAAACCCTACCGAGGGTATGTATGCAAAGCAAAAGAATGTCCACCAAAGTGGGCAAAACTTACAGCTAATGGAAAATGGTATTTTGAAGGAGGTGAATAAATGGGTGAATTACAAATACTTGACGGCTCTGGCTTAACTGCCACCTTCACGGATGACGGAGTAAAAGTAGAGCCATCAATGGTTACTTGCGACTTATGCAACGATGACAGATTACTTCATGAGGGCGATCTGCTTCGATGCTATTCCTGCCACGCAATAAACCGAATTCCTTATCATGCCTAATTACGATTACATGTGCGATGGTGAGGGGTTGCTGATTGTATTGGATTTACCAATGGATCATAAAATCCCTCATTGTCAAGTATGCAATGCACCTTTAAGGCGTGTCTTTACAGCTGTGCCTACGATCTTTCGAGGAACTGGATGGGCTGGCAAAGATGGTTAATTTTAGATGTAACTTCTGTTCAGCCAATACTAAGTTTGAATGGCTTGATGGATACCCAGAAGCTGATGGCTTTAGAGTTTATATGTGCCTAAAGTGTTGTGCTGTGGGAACAAAGAATCTAGCAGAATCAACTGACACTCAAGAGCCTGTAATGCGCTGCACTAAGTGTGGGTCTTGGATGTTTGCAGATAGAGATTGTCATACTTGCAGCTTAATCAAGGGAGAATAATGAAAATACTTAATCTTTACTCAGGTTTAGGTGGTAATCGTAAATTATGGGGTAATGACCATGAGATTACATCTGTGGAACTTGATCCAGCAATAGCCCTAATTTATCAAAAACAATATCCAAATGATTCAGTAGTCATAGGTGATGCTCATGATTTCCTATTAAAAAATTACAAAAATTTTGATTTTATCTGGAGTAGCCCGCCATGCCCAACACACAGTAGTTTTAGATTTAACATTCAAGTTAGGTATAGAGGCACAGCAGCTGAGTATCCGGATATGAAGTTATATCAAGAAATTATATTTCTGAAACATCATTTTGAAGGTAAATGGGTCGTTGAAAATGTTAAACCTTACTATCAGCCTTTAATTGATCCAACATTTGTTTTGCAGCGGCATTACTTCTGGTCAAATTTTGATGTGTCAAATAAAGAGTTTCAATCAGACAATATTAGAGGTGCTCAAATACCCGATTTGCAATCATTACATGGTATTGACCTTACAAACTACAAAATACCTGAAAAACGTAAATTACTCAGAAATTGTGTGTATCCGCCTGTTGGTTTACATATTCTAAATGAGGCAATTAAATGAAATTTGCTTATGCTGACCCACCTTATTTCAAACAAGGAAAACGCCTTTATGGTGCATTACATGATGAGGCTGAGATTTGGGATGCTAAGCAAGCCCATTGGAATCTCATTGATCGATTGATGGCTGAATATCCAGATGGATGGGCTTTGAGCTGCAATCCTGCTAATTTGTCGTGGATAATCAAACATGAAGGAATTCGCATTTGTGCTTGGGCTAAGACATTTCATCAGATACGTCATGTTTCAATTCAATATGCTTGGGAGGCTGTATTAATTTATGGTGGGCGTAAAGAGAATAAACGCAAGCCTATGGTCAGGGATTGGATGAGCAGTTCGATAGCTATGCGTAAGGGGTTGGTGGGTGCTAAACCACTTGCTTTTAACTTATGGATACTAGACATGTTGAATTATAAAGAAGGAGATATTCTCGATGATTTGTTTCCCGGCACAAATGGTATGGCAGCTGCAATTGAAGCAAGACACGCAGACACGCCGTCAGATTTGGAGTGATGTGATACCCTTAAACGCAAATTCGCTTTCAGAGCGAAAGGGCGATCTGCGAAGCAGAAAGATCGCAAGGTTTGGTTTGGTGATACCTCTGTTCATAGTCTTGAACATAAGCCTTTTACAAGATGATTCCGTTGCTAAATCTTGGTCTATCAATACATTAAAACAATATGCTTTTATAGAGCTTAATCATTCATTTACTGAATTCTATTGTTTAGATGAGTTATGGCATAAAGAGAGTAGATGGAACTACAAGGCTAAAAACCCTAAGTCAAGTGCGTTTGGTATTCCACAGATATTAGGACTTAAAGAAAAGAATCCTATTAAACAGATTGATAAAGGATTGGCTTATATTAAACATAGGTATGATGCTCCTTGTAAAGCATTACAACATCATAAGATTAAGGGTTGGTATTAATGAGCAAGTCAGCTTTACGATCTACTGGATCGACCAGGCATTGGAGATCAATAAGATCTAGGGTGCTGCGTAGGGATCAATTCATTTGCCAGTATTGCAATCAAGAAGCTACAACTGTTGACCACGTTATACCAAGGCGTTTAGGTGGGCTTGATAGTGATG